TCACCTGACGCCATGTGCCGCCCTGCCATATGTCGATGGTAAAGCGAACCGCCGTTCCGGAAAGCACCGCCTGATCACGCACCAGCAGCCCCCTGGGAAAGCGTAGCGTAAGCCGCGCCGCATCGGCATCGGCATCGCTTAACACATGCGGATGATTGGCCCGCAACGGGCGGCGAAGGCTGATGGTGCGGGCATTGGCATTGAACCCGGGAAGGCCGGGGGGATCCTCGTCCGTGCCACCCGTGGTGACGTCCAGTTTGACGCCCTCGACACTTGGCTCTCCAGCCGCATCACGCAATGGAACATCATCAAAGAATACCGATGCTTCACCATTTGCCAATCCGGCAATGGGACCAGCCGATAACAGCAACAGCACTTGTGCCGTGCCGCTTGACGAGACGCTGTCACCAAACTCGAAAACGCGTGGCAGCTGGCGTCCACCGCCACCTTTGCCACCCTGTCCCGAGATGCCTTCTTGGGGTGGAAATCTGGATGGATTACCGGTCACAGATTCGTTACCTCCACATCAATGCCGGATGCGATAATCGGTGCGTCCTGAACACGCACCCGCCCATAGACAAGCGGGATAGCGGCACCCTCGCCGATTGGCTGGCCCACACCGATACTTGCCGAGTCCGCCTGCCCTGCGGGCTTGTGAATTTGCGGCGACAAAGCATCGCTGGCATCGTTCAGCAACAACCAGCTACCCGCGCCACCAAGCAGGCGACTGCCAAAGATACCGGCCAGTTCACCGCCGGTTGCCCCGCCGACTGCCTCGCCAAAACTTGCAAAACCACTGGTAATTCCCGCCTGCACACCGGGCACAAAGGACAGGCCAAGAAGTGTCAGGCCAAGCAGCATTTTGCCCTCACCCTTGCCCTGACCGGCGATCGCGGGCGCTATGTGAAGATGATATGGTCGAAGACGCATATGCAATCCGGGCCCGGTGATTGGCCGCCCTGTTGCCCGACCGCCTGCCCATAATTGATAATGGCCATGGCGCAAGGCGGCGGCAAACCCGTCAATCTGGTTGGCCAGTGCGCTGATGGCCTCGGCGGCATTGCTTGCCTCACAATCAAATGGCCCGCCAAATCGGGCCAGATCACCATGCAGAAAAATGCGTTTACGCCGCCGCGTTCCCGTTGTTCCGGTCATGACCGCTTTATCCCTTCTGCCATGATTTGTGGCGCACCCAGAATTGAAGATAGCGCCGCCAACGCTCAACCGGTTCAACCCGTGGCAGGCGCATCGCATCAAAACCATGACGCCCCGCCGGATGATGCAGGATCAAGCCGTCATCCAGCAGGATCATCGCGTGGTTCAAAACCGGACTAAGCAAAGCGGCAAGCGCAATGTCGCCACGTTGTAATCGGGCATCATCGTCAAGCCTGTAAAACCCGGCCTGTTCGAAATAGGCGGCATAAAGATCATCGCCCTGCTGCCACCAGTTCCAATGCCGCGGCCGGTCAATCAGCGCCAAACCTGCCTTTGCCGCGTACCAGTCCCGGATCAGCGCATAACAATCTGTGACCCCATGACGATATGGGCGGCGCATCAGCGGATAGGTGATGCCATCACCAAACCAGAACACCCCCCTGTCAGGGTGCGGCGGTGGCACAACTATACCCCACGGCACGGCGCTGGCGGCCTGCTGGCGCATATCGGCGAATGAGGGGAATGCCAGACCGTTTGGATGCGAGTGGACAATGGCTACCGGTGAGTGGGTGGTCGGCAACTGCGCCCTGTCGATAAAGAACGAATCCCGCCGCACCGCCGCTTTGTTCTCAAGCTTGCGGTACTGCCAGCCATCCGAGGCCGCCAGCACCATGCCGCAAATTTCCTCGTCGGGGTGGCTGGCGGCATGTTTCATGATTGCCGCATTCACCCGATTGCCAAACGGGGCAACCCATCGCGCCGTCATCGCGTCACCCCGGGAAAGCCCATGAAGGGCAACGGCCCTTTAAACCGCTTCTTGCACCCTGTTTGCAGCGTCAAGGAACAGTGATCTTCTTCCGGATTGGTGACGGGCGTGCCAGCTTGCGAAAAATAGGATTTGCCGACATACGGACAGGTCACGCCATCATAGTCAAAGCGTTGGCGTACAACATCCCAGCGCCGATATCGATGCTGGCAAAGATTGCGCAACATCACGCGGTCGGGAAATCGCCTGTTTTCAAGGCTTGCCGCCGCCGCAAGCTCAATTCGCAAAACCCGGTCGTCAAGTCGTGCCAGCCGTTCAATTACCCAGCTTTCAGGCGGAAAGCATCCCCTGCCATCCTCGCCATCCGGTGGTGCCAACTCGCTTGCCAATGTCAGAATACGCCTGACCTCACAGCCGCGCATCTCGTCTGTCTGGATTGCCTGATCAAACAGGCCAAGAATGTTCGATACTTCCAGGGTCGGGTGCGCTGGCGGGCCATCTGCGGTCCAGCGAAATCCCTTTGCCGCAAGCGGAAAGCAAACATAGCGCGCACCATCAAAAACGATATGTCCCGCCGCCACATCGGCGGTGGTAAAGCGCAACATTGTCTTGTCCGGCAGATTTATAGTGAACAGCGCAACAAGACCGGCAAGATGCGCTCCGCCCACATCTTTTCGCGGGATTTTTGAAATGCTCATGATGAATTGCCCATCGATTTGCCGACAAAGCGTGCCCGCAGGGATGCGAGCGAGGCGTTGGTCGGGGTGACAAGCCAGCTTGCACAGACGAACATTCCACTGGCATTTGCGGGCGGTGCCCAGATAAAGGCCTCAACACCAGCTCTTGCCGCCAGAAATTCATCGATTTGTGCAATTTCAGCGATCGGACGATGCGCAAACAGCAAATCCCATTCAACCTCAAGATAGCCGCCACCATACCGCGCAAGCCTCTGACTGCGCCCATTGCCGAACCGTGTCTCGATGATATCGGCACGAACACGTTTGGCTGTGCTCTGGCTTGGATCAATATCTGGAAACTGCAGGCTCATGACATTGATCCGTATCGTGCCAACAAGCCGCCGTCCCGAAGCTGTTCCTGCAGACGTGTGGCGATGGCCTGCTCAAGCGCCTCATCAAGCGCACCGGCCAGCCTTGCCGTCAAAAGCTGCTGTTCCGCATCATCAAACACATCCTCCGGTGCGGTGCCTGCGGCATTTTCCTTGATTTGAACATCGACCCTTGTCGTCTGTTGCGTCTGCGGCCATTCCACACGAACACCGAGTTGCCCATCACTTGTTCGGGTCAAGGGCAATACCGCCTCCGGGCCAGCCTCACCGGCAAGCGCAACAAGCCGCGGCCCGTCAACGATGCCGCCTTTGGCAAATCCCGGGATCACCGCCTGAACCAATTCACCTGCAAGAGTTCCGCCGATGGCGGCACCGGCCTCGGACCCGCCGAAAAGCGATGCAAGACTGCGCTCCAGAAGGTCTGTCAAAGATTTTTCCAGATGGTTTTCCATATGCTGCAACCGACGTTCAAGGATTTGTTCAAGTCGGCCGTTGCGCGCCAGCATTGTGGATAGCGAGCGTGACAACAGGTCAAGCTGGTCAGCCACATCATTACCGGGCGTTCGACTGCGCCGACGTCTGCCATATCCATGCCTGCCCGCCATCACACCTGCTCCTCGGCTGGTGGACTGGCAAAGGCAACCCGCAATGACGGTTGTGATGGTGATGGGGCCTCCGCCGCAAATTGCAGGCGAAGCTGGGCCGGTTGCGCCGCACCGGGCACACCAAGATGATGCGCTGTAATGCGCACGCGTGGCAGATCGAAAATCACCGCCCGGCCCGCACCATCATCAAGACGAAACTGGATCATCATCAGCGGTGATGGGCCGGATAATTCTGCCGCCACCGCCACCGCCGCTGCATTGGCCAAAATCGTCATGCCACCGCTGATCGTCAAAAGCCCGTCACTGATCAAGCGGGGGCCGTCCGTACCAAGTGAGAAAATCGGGCGCATACCGGAACGCTGCAGGCGCAACTGCCATCCGGTCAGCAACAGCTTCTCATTGCCAAGCGGCGCCGCGGCGCCTTCTGGCCTTATCGTCAAATGCGCACTTCCCGGCGTCAAACCAACAACCGGCTCCGGCGACAGCGCCCCAACCGATATACCAGCGCGTGTTGTGCGATGACGGCCAATCCATCTGCCTCGGAACCTGCCGCCTGCCACGGCATCAACACCAAACTCCAGTTCAGTCATCTTCAGACCGGTATAGGCCGTCCATACCGGCTCATCAGCAAACCGCCTTACCAGTGAAAACGAACGCAAGGACCTGGGCACGGCATCAAGAATTGAATGAATATTTGATCCCGCTGGCAATATCCGCCTGTCCATGAGTGCGGACAGAAAGGCCGCGCTGTTGCCACGCGCCTGTTCATCGCTGGCACCCGTTATGGCGGCAAGCAGATATCGCACCATGGGCACTGTCATGGGACCGGTGATCTCACCCTCGACATGGCTTCGCACCAAACGGCCCGGTCGCACATATCCATCGGCGGCAAGATCCTGCGGGTGATGCCGGATGGTCACAAGATCAAGACTTTCACTGGCAAGACGCAGGGGGAAAAAGTCGGTTTCATTGGCCGGACGGGCACCTCGATCATTCTCGGCCGCCAGAGCGGCTTGAAAGTCGGACGCCATCTGCACCACAGACGGGGACTTTTGCATGGGATTCTCCTGTGCGGCTGTCATCTGGTCTCCTGTGGCCAATGGGCGAATGCGATTTCGCTGTCAAAAATCCAGAAATCACCGGTTCGCGCACCGGTACCCATGGTGATGCCAAGAAAGTGAAGGCGGCCAAAACGCCTGTTCGCCAATTGACTGACAAGCAAGTCAGACAGGCTGTCCACTCTTGCCATGCCCTTGCCATGCGGAAGCGCGATGGTCAGAACAAGCGTTCCAAAGATCCGATTATCATGGCCGAGAAGCGCGGGTTGATCCGGATCACCAAACACAATCTGATAACGCACATATCCGGTCTCCAGCCGCGTATCGCGAAGCGGTACATTCTCCTCGAACATCGGCATATCTTTCGGCCACACGCTTTTCAGCGCGTGAACAATGTCGTTGCGTACAGGCATGGGCATCAACTTCCCGATTTTATTTGTGTGAGCTGCACCTGAAACAGCTTGCGCGCTGCATCGATCGGGACAGCGCTCTGGATTTGCCAGCGCACCGCATCAATCTCGATGACATCTCCCGCCAGAACCTGCAGATCCTCGCCAAGCACAAGGCCATCGGCGATGATACTGTCTTCCGGAAGGTCTGGATGGGTGAAGGGTTTGATTTCGTTGATCAGCATGCGTGCATTGCCATTCGCGGTGCCGCTGATGCGTGCATCTTGCCCATAGCGTTGCAACAACGCCCCTATTCTTTTTGAGGACAAGGGAATCATGCGCGCACCACCTTTGGTGCCACGCTGTCCCTCAAATAGGGCCGCAGCAATGCCAGCAACCGTGATCGTCCGACCTGCGCCGGATCATATTCCACCGCGACCGAGCCGATCCTCTCGCGGCGGACGCCGCCTCTGATGCCAAGCAGTTGCTCAGCCGCCGCCTCGCTTTCGATCAAGGCAAGGGCAAGTTCAAAATAGGCCTGCTCAACGGGTGCAGGCAGGCCATTGATCTGACTGGATGACAAGCCGGTGATACCTTTTCTTGGCCAAGCGCGCATCTGATCAGCGCTCACCCGTTCTCCGCGAAAGCGAAAATACCCGTCAAGCCATTCAGCGGCCCGGATCAATGCTCCGGAACGCGTGGCAACATTTGCTTCCATCCATGCTGCACGATTACGCATGGCAAACCATTGATCCGCCTGCGCTATCGTTGCATAG